TCTACTTGCATCTGAATTTACTGATAAAGCCCAGGCATTAAATTTATTTTTTATAATTCTTTCTAATTCCTTTGCCTTTTTTCTTTCCATTCCAAGATATGTATAATTTATTGTTGGCTTTGGTAATAATCCACTTCCAACTGTCTTAGTTCTCATTTTCTTTAAAGCTGCTCCAGCCAAATCGTTATTCATATACAAATTTCTTGATTTTGCTCTCAAATCTTCAAGACTATACAAAATATCTTCATCAGGACTATTTGATGTAACCTTCCAATTTTCTAAAACTGGATCATCTTTATTGGAATAACCTTGTTCTACTTTAGCTAGATTATATATTTTTCTATCTTTTAATCTATTAATCCCATTCTTAGGACTTATATAACCAATTACTTTATCTAAAAGATTCATATTTCCTCCTATCTTGGAATTATCTGAATTGTTCTAGGTCCTGAACTTCTTCTCTTTGCTTGTTGTAATCTGTCTTGCCAAATCTTTATATTTCTTGCGATTTCCATTGCATTAACTCTTGTTAGAACCCTTTTCCCAATCGTATAACTCTGTCCTTTCGTGACAGCTAAATCTGCTTCTAGCCAAGCATCTAAATGTTCTTGGCATTGTTCTACTGTAAAACTCATTTTCTATCTCCTTTTCTATTGTATTTTTTGTCGTGTAAATCTATTGGAATTAATTCGATTGCAGCTGTTGCATAGTTTCTTAAATCTAATGGTTCATTTCTTCTTCCATCAAGTATCTCCCAAGCTATTTTCATTCCTCTAGGAGTAGATTTTTTTACTTTTACTTCTGAAGTTAGCCCTTTAAAATAGTCTATTCCATATCCTTGTGTACTTGCTTTTGGAAAATGACATTTCCCTGTTCCTTGCAAAATAGAAAGTCTTGAATATGTTAAATCTTTTAAAGCATTTACTCCTAAACTAAGTAAATTCACTGAAGGAGTTCCTTTTTTTGTTGTTTTTCTAAAACCATTTAAAATATTAACTCCCCAAGCTCCTTGCCCTTTAATTGCATAAATTCCTCTTTTTTCTTTTTTGTAAACATATTTATAAACACTTCCAGTATGGTGTCCGCCTGAATCTATAAGAGTTGCTGCTATTGTTAAGAATTTTCCATTTTTGTATTTGAATTTTTTTCTTAAAAAAGTATCTAATTGTTGCCATACTTCCTCTTTACCAGGATCTCCAGGAAAATCTCTATAAATAATTCCATAACTCTCATAGCCATAAGCCCAACCAACAACTTCAACTTCCAACCTGTTATCTTGAACGTCTACTCCTGCTGTCAATATAACAACATCATCATGTAGTTCAGCTCCATAATCTTCTCTTGTTTCATAGATAGCTTCATAATCCATAGCACTATCAAGATTAACAGCGAATGTTTTTCCGAGTACTGTATTTACAAAAGTTTTATATTGGAAATCATCATCTTTAACACTTAAATATTCAGCTATGATGTCTTTCCAACTTACCCAAGGTGAAGCTAAAGCATTGAGATGGAAACTTCTATTTTCTTTCTCATTTGGAAATTTAGCTATCCATTCTCCATTGGTTTGCCCATACTTTTTCCATTCACTTTCAATAGCACTCTCTCCACAAAACTTGCATTCAAACTCAGGTTCTATCAAGTCTTTATATTTAAGTTGCTCAAATTCTAGTGATTGATGTTTACCACAATACGGACATGGTAAACTCCATTCTTCTTGTGACCCAGCTAAATATAATAATTGTATTTTTGAAGTTGCATCATCTGTTGGAGTAGAAACCCTTATTTTTTTACTATCATAAAAATTGTTTGTTCTTCTCTCAGCTAGTTTTACTGGATCTCCTTCTTTCTTGGCTGATAAAGGAAATCTATCAACTTCATCTAACAATGTAATTTTTATTGGTCTACTTGCTAACCCAGAAGGTGAATTTGCTCCAACAAATCTTACATATCCCCCAGGAAACATTTTTTCTTGAACTGTTCCTGATTCTCTTTTATTAACCTTTTCTACTAAGACTTTAAGAATTTTTGTATCTCTCAACATAGGCTCTACTCTTTCTTTTGAGAATGACTTGGCATCATCAACAGTTGGTTGTACAAAAAGAATAGGACAAGGATCTAAGTGCATATATCTCCCTAAAATATTTAATAGCAATTCTGTTTTCCCTACTTGTGCTGAACTCATTATGGTTATTGACTTAGTTATGCTGTCAGTAACACAATCAAATATTGCTTTCATATATGGAGTTCTATCTGTTTCCCATCTTCCAGCTTCAGCTGAACTCTCTCTTGAAAGTACTCTGTACTTATCAGCCCATTCAGCAATAGTTAAATCTTCTGGAGGAGTTAAACTATCTTTTACAATATTCTCAATCAGATGTATCGTGTGTTTTCCCTGTATCATCTTCTTCAATTCCTTTTCTTTCTTCATACTTGTAATCAACCAATTCCTCTAAAACCTCATAAATAGCTTTTTTTAAAATTTCCTTTACTTCAAGTTGATTTTCTTTATTTAAAAGCTGAACTGAAATTTTACTTGGAAGAGCCATCAATTTAGATTTGAAGTTATAATTCATATTTGAAACTATTCTGATAACATCACTTTCATGATGATATTCTTTTTTTAGAATTTGTAATTTATATTCTTTCAATTCTTTTTCAGCTCTTTTTAACTCTGATACTTCATCTTGCCCTGAATTCTTTTCAACAAATATTTCAACCGCTTGGATAAAATTATATTTTCCAGGTGATACCCTAGCAGATTTAAAATATTCTCTAACTTTTCTTTCAGAAAATTGAAATATCTTAGCTAATTTACTTTCTGTGGCTAATATCTCCTGCACTTTTTCTCCTTTCGCGTATATAAAAATATTTTTGGCAAGCTTGAAAAAAAATCTAAATTTGATAAGTTTCGAGCCTCTTCGCCCCTCTAATCTTCTTTTTGTTTTACAGTACCTTATTCTAAAAGAACAAGTTGCTTTTCTTTTTCTTTCTTCTTTGCTTCTTCAAGCTTTAGCTCATCAGTTGCCTTGTATCCTAACATTGAATTTAGTTCTCTCGCTGCTGCTACTCCTGCTAACAGTTGCTTATCCTTTCTTTTCTTCTTCGTTGTCGTTGTCCCTTCAGGTCCAACTTCTTCAATGTATTCAACTATCTCAGCTCCATTAATGGAATCATTTAAAATTTTGTTTAATCTATTTGCAATACTCAGCATTCCAAGTTCAGTGTCTTGAAATAAGATCTCTCTCAACTCAGCTATCTTGGTTGCAACCTTAGGACTCTTTTCTATGTTAGCTGCCTTAGTCTTATCACTGTATCCAGCTTTTTCTTTTGCTTCTTCTTTACTAATTCCAGACATTCTACAAATAACATAATTAGTTTGTTTTTCTGTCAACCCCTCAAAGTTGCATATTTTTTTATTTTGTTTTTCAGATATTTCTTTTCTAATTTCTTTATACTCAGCAAGATATCTTTTTATCCATGAGATTATTGTATTCCTGTTATATTTTGTTTTTCTTTGTATCTCATCATATAGATCTTTTTTCTTTGTACTGAATTTAGTTGCTTCAAGCTTTATGTATAATTCTAAAACTATTAGTTGCTCTTCTTTGAAATTTTCAGACTTATTCATTTTTTATACCTCACATTACTGACTCATCTATAAATCCTCCTAATATTTATTATCTAAATCCTAAATTGTTTTAAATGTTTGCATAACAAAAACAAACAATTGTATTTTCACTTTTAGGATTGAAATGCCTCACATTATTATCGCGCGAGGAAAGTATTAAAAACTATTGAAAACAAAAGGAAAAAAATTTTTGAAAGTGTGAAAATAGGAAGTTTTTTCTTCCTATTTTTTGCAAAAAAATGCCAAATGGTTTTTTGTGTCACATTTTATTTTGCAATTAAAAAGTATGATATTTACAAGGAATTGTTCGAGTCTCTCTATGTTCGAGAAAAAATCTCGCTGTGGAGATCCTCTTTGTTGCGAGTGAATTAAAATATTTTTTATCTTACTCCGATAAAAAACAATTTGTCTATAACATTTGTTGCTACTATTAGTAACAATATCGTCAATTATTTTATAATCAAATACCCATTCAAGATTGTCTCTAACTAAAGAATCTAAGTCTTGGCATCTGAAATTTATAAATTTTTCTTTAAGGATTTCAACTGATTTTTCTACTTCTTCAATCATTATTTTCCCTAAAACTTCTGATATTGTGCTTTGAATGTAATTTTTTATATCTTCTATCTTTATAGAATTTACAGAATTGAATTCAAAATAATTTTTTATAATTTTTTTACTTAATCTGTGTTCAAGTCGAAAGATTGCTCCTTTGACTTTTTTTAAATTTTTTTTGTTATTCTCATGACCTTTTGAGTATAATCTAATTTTCCAACCTGATGTTGGTTGGAAGGTAAAGCCTGTAGTATAAAATTTATTTTGATTTTTATCAAAATTATAATACTGGACTTTATCTAAATCATTATATCTTCTTGTAAGTGCCTTAAAAAAATAACTTATAATATTGTGAAATTTATAAAAATTTCCAACAAATTCTTGAGTAGTAAATTCAAAATATTCATATTTTATGTCGTTTATTGTTATTTCATAATCTATTAATTTATTTATTAATTTAACTAGATTATCTTCAACCGTAGTTTTTTTTAATTCATCAGATAAAGGATAAATATTATCTTCTGAAAAAAAACGTGGATAAGAAAAATCTATTTTAATCGTTGTTATTCTCTTTAGTTTTTTTTCTTCTAATTTAATGTAATTTATATTTCTTTTATCAATCTTATAATTATTTAAATAATTTGTAAGACTTTCCGAAAAAGAATGAGGAAACATAATTTTAATTCTTTCCCTCACATATAAGATATCAGTTTTAACATCAACAAAGACACAGGCTCTATCTAAACCATACATCTATAATTTCACTTTGGTATTTTTGTTGCAATGTGAACAATTTATTTCTAAATACTTTTCTTCAAAATAATAAGTAACTTGATTTCTACCAGCAACTTTTATTCTTTTTTCAGTATCGGAATATAAATAATTTCCACATTCACAATAACTATACCCAATTTCTTTATTATTTAAAGAGTATTTTTTGGACATTCGTACCACCTGCCTCTGATACTCTGATATGTTGTTATCTGATCTTCAGTATATTTCTCAGAAAGTTCTTTTAATTTTTTTTTAAAAGCTTTTTTATCATAAAAACAGTATTTCCCAATAATATTAGGACATTCTTTCCCATCCATAATTACAGTTCCATCTCTTATTTTTATGTAATATCTGTAAGGTTCGTAAATATTCATAAAAAACTCCTTTAAAAAATTAAATACATTACTTAAATTTATTAAACTATTTCATTTATAATATTAACCTATTTTTTTTAAAAGTCAAGAAATATTTTTTTAATCACTTTATTTTAGAAATAAAAAAAGAGAGTTCAATTGTTCTCTTTTTTATCTTCAAACTGATGGTAATTTGAGTAGATTTTTGTTTAAAAATACCATTAGTCAAAATTTAATTAAATATAGATGAACTCGTAATTTTAATAGTAGTAAAATTTCTAAAAAATTTTTTAAAAAGTTTATATTTTTTGAAAAAACACTTGCAAAAA